TTCGCCATCAAAGATAGAGTGAATATTGTCCCAATGAAGGCGCATCTCTTGTCCTTCATTATATCTATTAAATTTTATTCCAGTATATCCTTGCCATCCTCGGAACCAATCATATCGAAATGCTCCAAAATATTTAAGGAAAGCGTGTTTTAAATTTTCTAATATATGTGCATCAATCGCATCAATTTCTGAACCTGATTTGTCAAAATCGACCATTTCAGAATATTTTTCGCTAATATTTTCTGCTTCTTCACTAGCAAAAGAGTCCCCATATCCATCCCAGCCGTGCTTTGTATATGTAGCATTATTCAATACTTTTATACTTTCATCACAAAACTTTTCGTCTAAAAAATTTTCCATTTTTAGACAATAGTCCATCATATTTGTTTGCATTATATAATTCTCAAATTAATTATCCACCTACTCCGATTCCGTTTTTGTTTCTATAATCGATAATTGCTGATTTAATAGCATCTTCCGCCAATACAGAGCAATGAATTTTGACAGGTGGTAGAGAGAGTTCCTCCACGATGTCCGTATTCTGAACCTTGTACGCATCTTCCAGTGACTTACCCTTAATCCATTCACTCGCCAAAGAAGAAGATGCAATTGCAGATCCGCAACCAAATGTTTTAAATTTTGCATCAATGATCTTTTCATTTTCATCTACCTCAATTTGTAGTTTCATAACATCGCCGCATTCAGGTGCCCCCACAATACCAGTACCAACAGAAAGTACATCGGGATCCATACTTCCCACGTTTTTGGGGTTTTCATAATGCTCCATTACTTTGTCTGAATATGCCATTTACCTCGTTAAAGAAAGAATCTTACTAATTTGAGCATCTAATACTGGTGCTCTACCAGGCCAATGGATGTATGCTTTATCAGGATTACTCTTTAAATTCTTCAGTAAAGGAATAATCAGTTTCTCCAGTGCCTTTAGTTTCTTGGTTTTATACTCTTCAAATTCAACTTTTTTAGCGGCTAATTCTTCTTCCGCAGTTTCCTGTCTTGCTAATAGATCAGCAAGATTATTATTGATATCACCGAAATCTACTTGCCCATCACCATCAAAATCTAAGTCGCGGACTTCATTGACCGCTTGCTCCATTGTGTCTAATTTATCAGTAATGCTACTTAAATCCACATTCACTTCTGGTGCATTAACTGTGGTATCTTTCGCTAGAATTTTAGCTTGATTTGCTACAACTTCATCCAGTTTATTCTGAATCGGAGTCATATCAGGCATATCGCCAGCGGTAAGTGCATCAACTTTTTCAAGTGCTATAATTTGATCTAATTTATTTTCAAGACTACTCAAATCGACATCTACGGATTCGGCATTTGTCACACCTTCAGAAGGGATTAGGGCTATGATTGCATCTAGTTTTTGAGTAATAGGTCCTAAATCGGACGATATTGCTTGTGTCGTTCTTGTAACAACAGTTTCGGTTGCATCGGCTTCATCAGTATCAGAAAAAGAAAACCCCCAATCAAAATCGGCTTCTTCTATCGTACCATCTTCCGTTTCTATGTCTGCCATTTGTATTTCTCCAATATTACAGTTGTATGCTATTTATACGTTTACCTTAACATAACCAGAATCAGGTTTTCTGTTAACCTGTGCTAACGAATCGAAATGCTCATATCCATAAGCATCTTCGCAGAGGTGGCATTTCCAGCATTGGTTCTTGCAATTTGGAAGAGCCTTGCACATCTTAACTCCAGATTCAGATTTGTAAGGATGATCCATAGTTTCAAAGTATTCTTTTACTCTTTTTCTGTTGTTAGGTGTATGGATAAAAAATCTTTCTATGTCGTTAGGACTAGGTGTTGTAACATATCCAAGTCCGTTCCAATTAGATAGAAATCCAACTCCTGTATCGTAAACATCTTCAAATGATCTTGCTACGAAAATTTCATCTACTATCCCTTTTCCGTCTCTATCTCCGATATATGACCAACAAGCATATGATTCTGGTTTTGAACCTTCAAATGGTGATTTAAGACGACCACTAAATTTGAAAACATCGACCAATTCGTTATACATATCGAAACGCTCGTTAGTGTCCCATACACAAGAAGTTCCAATTCTAGGAAGCTGGTCAGTTCTTGTTTTGAATCTCCATTTGTTACAAGAGATATCTGCAAGGGTTAGAAAATAATCTTTACCTTGATTTGACCCAATCCAGGGTTGAACAATATCGTGTTCTTGTTTAAATGGACAGAACGGCATACATCCTTCAGAAGACAAGAGATACGTTGTAATTCCTCTATTTTTTGCCGCTACTGAACATCTTCTTAGCTCCGATAAATTTCGATTAAGCGACCTGTCTAGCTGAACGTAATTATAACCTATAGAGTACATATCAACCATTTGTTGAGCATCCGATACGATATGATTAACCGTATTTTTCCACTTCATTTCTGGAAAATTCTTCTGTAAAATTCCTGCACCCATCAAATGAATATTACCAATTGTACATACTCTAAGTCCTCGCTCGTAAAATTCTCCAATGAATTTGATAAAGTTATTTCTTACAGTATCATCCACTAAAATTTCTACTGGATGAGTCTCCTGATTGATTGTTAAAGAAATTGATATACCGTGTTTTTCCTGTATCTTGAAAAGATTATCCACTTGTTTATCAGTGGCTTCCTTGCCCATTACGTCTCCGTAACGACGGATTTTTCCCTTAAACTTATACTTAAAAGACTTAGCAAAATAGATATCAGCCACTTCATCCCGAAAGGATTGATGAGCATTGTCTATAATAGTATAAAAGAAATTTTCATTATCTTCGACACGCACATCATATCTGAGAAAGTCATTAGGACCATCCATTACAGTTTTAAGGATATCATTGTGCGGTAACGAAAATTTTTTGGCAAATTTACTCATATGTTTGTATATACTCCTTATATTCTGGACCTCTATTGATCTCACATAATGAATCAAAACGTTCTAAGCCGTAGGCATCTTCACATAAATGACAATCATAACATTGATTTTTACAATTCGGAAGTGCTTTAATCATCTTCTGACCAGCTTCGGTTTTATATACGTGATCTATTTTGTCAAAATATTTTTCGGCTCTAGCTTTGACTTTTGGGTTGTGAATGAACAAGTTTTTCTCATCTTTATCATTGGTAGTTACATATCCTCTACCATTCCATTCACTCAAAAATCCAATACCAGTATCATAAACATCTTTGAAACTGCGGGCTAAAAAATTCGTCTGTCCATCTGGACTTCTGTAAGACCAACAAGCATATGATTTAGCCTTAGAATTAGCAAATGGTGACATAAGACGACCACTAAATTTAAGATTATCAACTAAATCGTTATACAAGTCAAATCTTTCATTAGTGTCCCATTCACATTGAGTTCCAATTCGTGGAAGTTTTCCATAAAGAAATGAAATATCACCAAACACATCCTTTTTATATCTCCAGTTGTTGCAAGAAATATTACCTAAAGTATCAAAATAACTTTTGCCCATAGTCGATCCTATCCAGGGTTGAACAACATCGTGTTCTTGTTTGAACGGACAATGTGGCATACACCCCTCGGATGCTAATAAAATAGTTTTTATCCCTCTATTTCTCGCCTCTTTTGAGCATCTCCTCAGTTCTGACATATTCCTATTGAGTGACCTGTCTAATTGAATCATAGTATAACCTATGCTAATCAGGTCGATCATTTGTTGGGTATTCGATACGATATGATTTACAGTATTTTTCCATTCCATTTCTGGAAAATTTTTCTGTAGATGTCCACTTCCCATCAAATGAATATTGCTAATAGTGCATATTCTTAACCCTCTTTCATAAAAACCACCAATCCAATTGATGAATTGATTCCGAATGTCATCATTCGCAAGAATTTCTATGGGATGAGTTTCTTGATTGATTGTTAAAGAGGCGGGGATATCGTATTTCTTTTGTATTTCAAAAAGATTATCGATTTGTTTGTCTGAGGCTTCCTTGCCCATTACGTCTCCGTAACGGCGAGTGGTGCCACCCAATTCATAGAGAAAAGATTTTCCGAAGAAAATATCGGCTATTTCTTCTCGAAAAGATGGGTGTGCATTTGAGATGGTATTATAAAAGAAATCCTCATCTTCAGATTTGGTATCGAACCCGAGGTACTCTTCGGGTCCATCCATCACATTTCTTTGAATGTCATTGTGGGGAATTGAGAATTTTCGTGCAAACTTATTCATTATATAATTCCTTTAGATTTATCGTTTAATACTTAACTCCTATATTATATTTAGGAACTAATTGCCAATTGGCTTTGTCCTTAAACGATATTATCTTAAACTGACCGACATTTCCCATCGGAACCAGCGAGTCAGGCTTTACGATTCTTAATAAATTCCATTCTTGTAGTAAATTAATAATCGCATTTCGTCTTTCAATATCCACCTTAGTTAAATTGGTAGGTTTTCCATCTAAAGCGAATAATTCTTTAAAGTGAACAATATAATATTGTCCTTGTTTATGTAATATATGAGTCGATTGATATAGTATTTTTTCTCTGTTTGATGCAACTCCCATTCGTGTGAGAGTTTCTTTAATCTTCAAAAAATCATCATCCTCTTCAAATTTGATCTCAATCATATCTGAGGGCTTCCAGTCTACTACATAATCTTCTTCATTTTGTTTCCCTTTTTGTGTTGTTTGCATCAGCACCGCCTTTTGAAAACTTGAGGCGAATCTCCTCAATTTCAGTTTCGGTGAGAAGGTCTAAAACTTCTCTAGCCCGTTGTTCATTATAACCATAATACTTTTTAAGTAGTTCAAGATTCGATGATGGACCTGTTGCTTTAGCCCATTTAGACCATCGTTTCTTTTTTCTCAAACTATTTATAAAATAGTCATACTGAAGTAGCGGATCGAGCTGGTATCTAACATTCATCTCGTTTGCATACAAGACGGTATCAACATTCATACTCAAAGCACGATTGATGATGAAAGAATTGCCTCCGAATTCGGATTCTTCCATATCACCCGTACGAACCAAATTCTTATGTCCGTAGTTGATATCGGGTAGTATCTCTTTAAATAAATCAGCCAAGTTTAGGGGGCCCCACGTTAGTGTTAACTGTAGTTACAGGTTGTGGATGAGATGGTGGTTTACCAAGATAAAAAGTATCCAATAGATTTTCAACAACTTCGATGGTAGTCTGACCAGCTGGATGCTGAATACAGATTCCATCTTTGAAAAAATACGTTTGTGGATGGGCACCTACTGGAAATGTCAGAGATTCCGTAATCTGATAAATTGAAATATCTTTATATTTCTCTTTATCAAAAACTGGTTTTAAAACTTTGGGCAAGAAAACATCACAAATAGGACACGAATCTTTTGTGTGAATAAACACAACATTCGCTTCCTTCTCTATGATTTTTCTAGCTTTTTTCTCGGTTACTGTTTGAAATGGATCTTTAGCCATAAGTTCCTCTGGAATTCGCATTTTATTCTTCTTTAACAAACACACCGCCGGCAGATAAATATCCTTTTCGATCTTTAATTTCATTATACGCGGCTTCTACACATTTGTCAAATGGAATATCCATAACTTGACAAACTCCTCTCAAAGTCACATAAATGTCTCCGACAGCATCAATAATTAGGTCTGTATCATTATGATTTATAGCATCTAAAAGTTCAGTGGTTTCTTCTAGAGTTTTAATCGCTTGGCCCATTGCTGTTCCATTATCAGTTATTCCCCTATCTTTCATCCATTGATCAATTTTAGAATCGTAAAGTATTTTATTAAACGCATCACTCATTTTTAAACTCCGCTTCTACCATCACCTCAGTTAAAAAGGCAACTAAATTAATTTCTGCATCCTGCACGAAAGCCTGTTTGTATTGGTAGTCTGCAATCATCAAAACTACCTGTGGAATGCTCTGCGGTTCTAAATAACCGTGCATCTTGTCATAAATCTGGCGATAAATAGCAATGGGATCTGTATCTATATGGTCGACTACCCATTGTCTCATACCAGTAAAGTTCTTATCCTTTAACATTGACATCAAACTACCGATATTAGCTTCGCCTACCCTTGCTAGAACGCCTTTATCAATGACTCCACCTGCACTATATCGCTGGAGTTCATTTAGGGTTCTTCGCATATCTGGGAAATGTCTCTTAATAAGTTCAGCTAACGCTGGCTTACTTTCGATATTAATTCCCTCAGCTTCAAGAATAGTTATAATACGATTCATAAACTCGCCCATCAAAGGAGGCAAGTCTTTCTTATCTATTCTAAAATCTATATATGTAGTCCTAGAATGAATCGGTTCAATGATCTTATCCTTGAAATTACAAGTTAAGATAAATCTTACGTTCTTGGAAAAGTGTTCTATGAATCCACGGAGAGCAGGCTGGAATGATTGTGGGTTTAAGTAATCTGCTTCGTCCAGGATAATACACTTCTTTCCACCATCAAAGGAGACAGTAGAAGCAAAAGTGGCTATATCGTTCCGTAACGTGTCTATATTTCGATCAAGAGATCCATTGATAACTAACGTAGTATAACCCAATTGTTCACAAAGGGCTTTTGCTACAGTGGTCTTACCAGTTCCTGCGGTACCACTCAACAATAGATTCGGCATATCGCCATTTGACACAAACTCCTGAAATGTATCTTTCAAAGAATCTGGAAGAATACATTCGTCTATTTCCTTAGGGCGATATTTTTCTACCCAGAGAAAATTTTCATTCATAAGTCGAATCCTGTTCTAAAGCTATCCAATAAGATAATTTACTATCCGAAGAAGTCAACTTTGAAATCTTCTTGGCTGAAATTTCAACATCATAATCACCCGGTAGCATCTTCAACCGTTCAGTCAAAAAATAGAATTTGAAGTCGGTATCCGATTCTCCACCGATATAAGAACCCACTTCTACTCTAAATGTATTTGAAGTATCATTCCGTTTGTCAAGAACTTCAGCAACAACTTTGTCCTCTTCTCTTCGGATAACCAAATCAGGAACTGCTAATGTACCAGTTGCTCGTTGAAGTTTATCATAAGTTTCGGCTGTCAATTTGAATTCAACTTCGCTTGACGGCATCGAAATTTTAGAAGTTGGATATACGATAATTTCTTTATCTGCATACCAATAATGTGTTACTGAATTTTTATCTCGGATAGTGGCATATTGCTCACCAAACTCCACGTCTGGATCATCGAATAATGATACAGTAGAAAGGAATTCGTTGAGATCATAAATTGCAAAATCTTCTCCGTTGGAAGATTTGAAAGTTTCGGCTACTGTTGCTGATCCCAGTACGTTTTTCTGTACAGATACAGTATCCAATTGATTCCCCTCTGTAAAGAGAATCGATTGATTAATGGAGGCAAAATTTTTCAAGACCTCCAGGGTGTTCTCACTCAATTTCATAATATACTCCTTTTTTATTTAATTATACCTATTATACTAGGATTACTGGTCAATGTCAAGTTTTTCGTACCATTTTTTAGAATCACAAGTAGGACAATAATCTTCCATTGAATCTGCATTTGTATCTACTTCACATCCCTCAACACGGGTACAAGTATTGGTGTATTCCACACTGGTTTGGGATATCCCTATTTTTGTGTATTTTCTAGTTCCAAGATATCTTTCTGGTTCCGTAATACAAATGTCTGATATCGGATTCATCTCCGATTTGCATTCCAGGTAGGTTCGATATTCTTTAACATATACGTAAGGACTACTCTCAGCTTGGGCTGGAGGAGTTACTACTACAAAAAACAGTCCTAATATTGCACCGATTATTTCCATTATTTTCTCCTTTCATATGCGGTTGCTAAAATTAAATAGTGCATTGCTTTCATAAGATCCCGTTCGTTCTTTCCCTCTTTCTTTCCATATCGCATTAAGTATTTGATTGCATTATCAATTGCGGTGGAGGCAAGAGTTCCTCTATATGCAAATACATCTATTGTCTGTAAATCATTTGAAGAATCGGCCGTGGTGTAATGGCTCGTATAAGTTGCCATAATATGATTCTCCAGGTCTTTCAAAACTTCGCCCTCTCCATAACGCCAGTGGGTTTTTTGTGGCTCCATTATCGGATGGTGTTCATCCACATCCTCTGGGCTAGCCGTGATAGTAGGCCGAGGTTGATTTTCTCTTTCAAGTCGTTCAGCATAAGTTTCAATCATACGTATCCCTCCTGTGGTAATATAACATCTTCAATACAAATTCCATCTTCCGAGAGCATATCTAAAAACTTGTACATATTTTCGGTATCTGGGAATCCGTACATTTCTGATTCTCCGTTTTCATCCATCATTTCTATAATGTATTCCATTTTTTCTATCTAGTTCCTTTCTAGTACGTAGAATCCCCGGCCGCGAAAGGAGGAAGGAAACGACCGGGGTGCTGAATGAGGGGTTCAAACTACCCCACGGAGTTATTCGTTTGAAGAGTATTCTGAGTCTCCAGGTTCTTCGGAGATTTCGGATCCTCCTTCAACATTTTCAAGTCCAACTCCAGCATCAATTTTCTCATAAAGAGACATAAAGGATTCTCGGGTTTCATCATCGAAACGCTCAATCGCCATTCTGATTGATTTTCCACGATC